TCCCAATCAAGTTAGAACAGTACAACGCGAAAGATCACCTGTCGCTCCCACCGACGGTGCAGGCACCCCTGAACCTCGTCCATTTATAGTCGCGCAGATGCCCACGGCCCAACAGCCACCGGCACCACAAGCACGGCCCTCGGACAGTTCAGGGGTAGCTAGTTTATTACCGGCGGGAGGGGCTCAGTCTAATGCTTCCTCGCAACAACGTTATGCGGCGGCTTACCCTAATGATTCTATATCCGATCTTATTCGGATGCGAGGAACGGCTTAATGGCACTCCCACGTTTTAGTTTTAGTGGAGGATCTAGTGCTTTTTATCAACCTACTCAAGCGTTTTTTCGAACTACGCTTACTCCTAGCGATAAGCTTCAATCAGACACGTATCAAGCCGAGGCAAATGCGTATAAGGATGCTGTTGAAAAATACAACGAAGCAATTAAGGTTAATCCTAATGTTGCCCCTACGAAACCAACGCCTATCTCGTTCACCCAAAAAGATCTTGATCAGTTTGGGGTAGAGGCTTCGCTCAGGGCGCAACAACTACAAAATGCAAAACAAAATGCATTTACAGCAATCAGCAACCCCGAAGGTTTTTCACAGCAATATGGCATTGGGTCGTTGGGATTCGAAGAAGGTGGTGCTGTGGGTCCGGGTGTTGATTATTTGGCAGATCCTTCACAAGTAGATTTAATGAACCGTATTGCCCGTTTTTTAGAAAAAAACCGTCCCTAAAACACCTGCAACGACTAACAAAAGTGCAATGTAAAACAGTGCCTCTCCTTCGGATTCAAAATCTTCTTTCTTCAAACTACGACCAAAAGCTTCTTTTGACGAACGGTTGAAACGTAAAGTCCAGTTGCTGTTGTCTTTCATAAGTCCTCCGTAGTTAAATTAGCCAATTACGAGCTTGCTCTCCCAGAACTTGACCCGCAATATTAATTTTACTCTTAAGTGCAAGTAATATTTTCTCATCGATGGTGTCTGGTGACACTAAATCAATATAAGTAACTTTATTGGTTTGTCCAATCCGGTGAGCGCGGTCCTCGGACTGTAATCTAATTTCCAAATCGTAGCTGTTACTATAGTAAATGACGGTGTTTGCCGCGGTCAATGTGATCCCATACCCCCCTGTCCGTGGCTGACCCACAAAGAAACGTAACGGGCTGTCGGGGTCTTGGAATTTGTCCACAATGTTTTGACGTTCATCTTGTGGTGTTTCTCCGTAGTAACTGGCTACCGATTCTTCCCCATATTTCTCAGCTAATGTATTCCGTATATTTTTTATGTCATGGGTGTACGAAGCCCAAATAATAGATTTGCCTTGGGTTTCCTCTAATATGCTGATTAATTCATCAACCCGGTTGTTTTCTAAGGGTTGTATCTCACCCTCGTCCGGTTGCAAGAACCCACAACATATCTGTTGTAGTCGCATAATCTGTGTTAACACACTGGCCGTCGTGGCCAAATCACCGTTCTCAAGTTTAGCCAAGGCTAACTTCTTCATCTGTTTGTATAACTTAGCTTGCTCCATGGTCAACGGAACATCACGACGGATATAAAGTTTAGGGGGAAGGTCCAAGCAATCTTCTTTGAGGATACGATTACTGAACTGGTCTAGCTTTAAGTTGAGCTCGTCTAGCTTACGGTATCCAACGATCTGGTTAAAACTCCTGTGACCCATAGCCCGTTGTTGCACGTTGGCGTAACGGCCTTGAAAAGCATAGTAACTGTTAAACCCTAAGCATTTCGGGGTTAAGAACTCGCATTGGCTGAACAAATCCATAGGACTTTTCGTAACGGGGGAACCCGTCAATATACGTCGGTACTCACTCAGGTTTTGCAATGCAATAATGTTTTTAGTTCTTGAAGCTTTTCTATTCTTAATCGTGGTGCTCTCATCAACGATGACCATATTCTTCGGGTTCTTTTTTAAAAATACTTTAGCTATCTGCAAACCTTTAGTGGTACTGAAAGCCTCGACGTTCATGACAAACAGTTTAATACCGTCAAAAGGGTCTAAAACAAAAGGCTCCAGCTCGTCTTGAAATTTTTGTGTTATATTGGGTTGCCAACGAACAATGTTTCGAGCTATTCTTTTAGGTAAGTGAACGGGGATTTCTTTTCTAACCCAATTATCAAATACACCTTTGGGGGCAATGACCAGCGCGGCGTTAATCTTTTCTTCTTCGTACAAGATTCCCATCGTGTCTATAACAACTTTAGTTTTACCTGTTCCCATCTCCATGAACAGTGCAAAGTATTTCTCGGACCACGAATCACGGATCACGCTTAACTGATGGTCGAAGGGCTTGGTCTCAAATTCGTAACTATTCATTTTTTTCCTTTTGGTGTTGACATGTCCACGGTATAGTATAATATACGTCTTTGTCAAGGCCCGATATGGTCTTTAACAACGAAAGGAGAAAAAATGGACTTGACTAAATTAATGGAAGAGGATATCAGCCCGAGCAAAAACTCGGTTGAGAACCTTAACCATGAAGGTTTGAAATCTGTAGCAGAAGTAGCGAAAAACATTCGGGACAAAGAGGAATTAATCTCTCAGCTCGAAGAGAAGTTGTCTGAAGAAAAGAAATCGTTGTTTAAACTCACCGACGAAGATTTGCCAGCAATGTTCTTGGAGCTGGGACTCAACAAGTTAGAGCTAGATGATGGTTCTACCGTTGAAGTCAAACAAACCTACGGTGCTTCGATAAAAGTAGACAATCGTCCAGCGGCTTACGATTGGCTTCGGGAGCACGATTATGATGACATCATAAAAAACACTGTGGCTTGCAGTTTTGGGCGCGGTGACGATGAGTTAGCCAAGCAGTTTTCAGCATTTGCAATGGCACAAGGGTTTGATGCTCAGACAAAAACCGAGGTTCACCCACAGACTCTACGAGCTTTTATTAAAGAGCGTGTCGAGGCGGGTGAGGAGTTTCCTATGGAATTGTTTGGAGCTTGGGTAGGTCAACGTGCAACTATTAAACGAAAAAAGGGGAACAACTAATGTCTGCAAAAAAGGCTGTAGAAACAAAGAAGGAACACGGCATCACTATCTTTGATGCGTCTATTTTTGAGCAGGACGCAGGTAAAGGTCTTGAGAACATTGGACAAGAAGATCTTGCATTACCTTTTGTCAAAGTTTTGTCAGGTAACGATCCCGTGTTAGATGAAAATGAAGAAGCTCGTAAGGGTGACATTTATAACACCGTGACCGGAAAAGTGTACAAGGGTAAAACTGGAATAAGTGTTATTCCCTGCGCGTACCAAAGACGGTTTATTCAGTGGGCACCCAGAGGTTCTGGTACGGGAGCACCTAGTGCAATGTACACGCCGCAGGATGTGCGACCAAAGACAGAACGGTCACCTGATGACAACAAAGATTACGTTGTGGGGGGCAATGGGGAATACCTAGAAGAAACTCACCAACATTTTGTTTTGATTCTGAATGAGGATGGCAGTGTTGAGAGCGCTTTGATCGCAATGAAATCCACACAATTGAAAAAGTCCAGAAAGTGGAATTCAATAATGGCTTCTCGCGTTATGAAAGGCGCTAATGGTACGTTTACGCCGCCGAGATACAGCCACATTTACCGCTTGAAAACAATCCAAGAGGAAAACTCAAAGGGATCGTGGCATGGTTGGGAGATGTCCCTTGAATCTCAAATTGAGGATGCCGCAATGTACACTCAGGCTAAGAAATTTTCTGAGGACATCACGGCGGGTGACGTGGTTGTGAAGCATCACGATGGTGAGGATGAAACCAACGGATCAAATATACCGTTCTAATCCTCGGGGCGGGGAAACCCGCTCCAACCAACGTGGGAGATCATATGTCAGTGGAGAAGTTTGCAGCCATTTTTGAGGGACTCAAGTCCGCTTATGGCTATTTTAAAATAGAAAAACAAAAAGCTAGTGGCAAACAAGCCGGACATGCCGGAGTAGTACGCGAAGAGCCTACTTTAGAATTATTTAAAGAACATCTTGCCGGTAATGGCCGAGGTCTGGGTATAATTCCGATTAACGAAAATGATTCTTGTAAATGGGGTTGCATTGATATCGACCAGTACCCGCTTGATCACGAGGCGCTCCTTAAAAAAATACGCGGTTTGGAGCTTCCTCTTGTCGTCTGCCGCTCAAAGTCGGGAGGCGCGCATTGCTTTTTATTTAGCAATGAATGGGTCTCAGCTAAGGACATGCAAAAAGCCCTTAAAAATATGTCTTCGGCTCTGGGCTACGGTGAGAGCGAGATTTTTCCCAAACAAATCAAACTACATTTAGATCGTGGTGACGTTGGGAACTTCTTAAACCTACCTTACTACAACGCAGAAGCAGGGTTACGTTACGCTTTTTTAGATGACGCAACTTCCGCGACGCTAGACGAGTTCATAGCGCTTCATAAAAAATATGTAAAAACACCTGAAGAAATACAAAACTTGCAAATACCCGAAGCTAAAGAGACAAACCTCTTGGCCGACGGACCCCCGTGCTTACAAATATTAAGTCGTCAGAAAATATCTGAGGGTGGCCGAAACAATGGTTTGTTTAACATGGGTGTTTATCTTAGGAAAGCTCATCCAGACAGTTGGGAAAGTGAAATACTGAAATATAATCAAGAGTACTTTGAACCCTCCTTGCCCTTAGCTGAAGTAAATGTCGTGGCGAAACAATTACTACGAAAAGATTATGCGTATAAATGTAATGATGCGCCTATCAATGCTCACTGCAACAAGGACCTGTGTCGAACACGAAAGTTCGGTGTTGGTGCCGCAGTAGCTGGAGCCACGATTGCTAATCTAAGAAAGTACAATTCCACGCCACCGATATGGTTCATGGATGTCAACGGTGAACCGTTAGAGTTGGACACCGATGGCTTAATGAGCCAAGTCTCGTTTCAGAAGGCTTGCCTTGAGCAACTGAACTTTATGCCCCGATCCATGCAACGACAAAATTGGGAGGGTAGAGTTGGTGGCTTGCTCTCAGAGATGAAAGAAAACGACGGCGCGATCATTGAGGTGTCTCAAGACGTTACCTCATCCGGTCAGTTCTACGATTACCTCGAAGAGTTTTGTACTAATATGCAACAGGCTCAGGACAAAGAAGAGATTCTATTACGACGGCCTTGGTCTGACGAGGAGAGTTCGCTTACTTTCTTTAGACTAAAAGATTTTGAAGACTATTTAAAGAAGAACAAGTTCTTTGAGTTCCGAAGAAACAAGATAGGTAAACACCTGAGAGACATCCAAGGCGAGAACACAGTCATTAAGATTAAAGGAAAAGGTGTCAGGGTTTGGAAAATACCAAGCTTTGACAGCTCCGACGTACACATTGATATCCCACAATTTAAACCGAAGGAGTCTCCGTTTTGACCGATTTAGATTATAACGAACGAGCTGAAACCATGTATCAAATGCACGTCAAAGAATATCGAACCTTGACGGCTATTGGTAAAAAGTTTGGCTTAACCAAAGAGCGTGTCAGACAGATCGTTAACAAACATAAACGAGGGATTACGGATGTACAGGATATTCGGACCGCCGGGAACAGGAAAAACAACCATGCTTCTAAACAAGGTGAACGAAGCACTTGAGCAAGGAATACATCCCAATGAAATAGCGTTCTTGGCTTTTACGAAGAAAGCATCTAGCGAGGCTAGGGAACGTGCTTCCTCACGCTTTAACCTTGATCCTAAAACTGATCTGATTTACTTCAGGACGTTGCATAGTCTGGCCTTGATGCAAACTTCAATTAAGTTTGAGAACATCATGAGTGATCAGCACTACAGGGAGTTGAGTCAAACTGTGGGAATCACGCTCAACGGCACACGGAGCAAGTCATTTGACGAGGACTTACCCACTGCCGTGAGTAAGAAAGACCCTATCTTAGGTTTGATCAATCTTGCGCGGTTAAAGAAAACCACGCTTCGGGATGAATACAATAAAAGTTCGATAGATATCCCTTGGAACACCATAGACTATATTGACCGCTCGTTCCTCGACTACAAACACCACATGGGTCTGTATGATTTTACAGATATGTTAGAAGTCTTTATTAAGGAAAGCGCGAACTGTTGCCCTAAATTTAAGGTAACCTTTTTGGATGAAGCCCAAGACTTGTCTCCACTCCAGTGGGACCTTGCACATATCTTGGATAAAAACTCGGAGCGAATGTATTGCGCGGGGGACGATGACCAAGCTATTTATAGATGGGCCGGTGCAGACGTGGACCAATTTATTAGCTTAGACGGCGGATCAGAGACGTTGGAGCAGTCTTATCGAATCCCTAGCTCTGTCCACACCCTCGCGGAAAACGTGGCGAAGAGAATACACCGAAGGTTCCCAAAAAATTATCTCCCAAGAGAGGAAAAAGGTTCAGTCGAACGGATAAATAACGTAGACAATTTGGATTTCGCACAAGGTAACTGGTTAATTTTGTCGCAAGCCGGTTATCATTTACAAGCGGTTGCCTCGGACCTCAAGTCGAATGGGTATCTATTCAATTACAAAGGACACCGCTCGATTGGAGAAAAATTGTCTAACGCGGTAAACGGTTGGGAACATCTAAGAAAAGGTAAAGAAGTATCGGGTGCAGTAGCTAGAAAAATATATAGCTATATGTCTGCCGGTAAACACGTCCAACGCGGGTTTAAAAAATTACCCCTGTTAGATGATGCAGAGTTTGTCACACTCGACGGGTTGATAAAGAACCACGGTTTATTAGCCACAAAACAAATGATCTGGTCTCAAGCTATGGATAAGATTCCAGAGACAGACCGAGCCTATGTTACGGCTTTGTTAAGACGCGGTGAAAAGTTTAATGCGTCGCCTCGCATTACAGTGTCCACGATCCACGGATCAAAGGGTGGGGAAGCTGATAACGTTGTACTGCTCACGGACCTGAGTCCTGCCGCAGAAAACGAGATGCATATTAATCCCGACGATATGCACCGTGTTTTTTATGTTGGGGTAACACGGGCTAGACAAAATTTATACATTGTTGACCCCGAGGATATCGGAAGGAGTTATAACTTATGAACTGTTGG